CTAAACATATTTATCTTTAAAGGTTTCGAGTGCCCGGTTCTTCATATAATTAAACTTGCTGACACTAACCGATAATTGATTACAAGCCTCATTACGGCTGAATCGCTTCTCAATAATATAATCATGTAAAATAAATTGATATTGTGGATCATCAATTGCATTGAGGGCGTCTTCGACTTCTTTTAACTGGTAGGACAAGTCAACATGGTGTATCAGTCGGCTTTCAGCGCCGTTTCGGCTGCTATGGCTTGATACTCCATCGAACGATGGGCTAGAAACTTGATTAAAAGCCGTCAAGTCACGTTTTATTTTGGCATATTGCTTTAATAAATTACGAATTTTCTTAACATCTTGGCGCATTGGAATCACACTTTCTGGTTCCAGATATATGTATAAAAAAGAGACTCGGGGGAGAGCCTCTCATTGGAGTATGAAAATTGTCACCATTCACGGAAAAGTAATATTGGGTCGAATTACAATTTTGATATTAATACCAACCATTTGATATGTCAAACCTAAGCTTCAATTTTTCCGCGCAATTGTTGGATCATGCTGACAACTTGATACGGTGTCTTCGTCATATCGGTTACTCGATTTTGATACCAGAATTGTGTCAGCAAGGACACGGCAAAATCGTACTGTTTGTACATAGACACGTCCTCATTTGTGCTAACGGCCGTCTGAACATAGTCCTCGGCGGCGTCTAAATAGCTTTTAATCATTGGATCATCTTCGGTCACATCAATTCTTAGGCTTAGTTTAATATCGTCAACTGTTACAGCCATTTAATCACTCCTTTACTAGGGAGTAGCGAATCGCGACCCCCATTGGTTTTAATTTATGTATAGGGGGGTGTCCATTTTAGACACCCCTTTGTATAGCCGTGCCCAAAAGTGGGTACGATTACTTACCAGCAGTCGCAGTTGCGGTTCCTAACGCCACGTTGATTACAGCGGTCTTATCAATCACTTCATAATCGTTCCGCACAATGACGGAAAGTCCTTGACTGAACTGGTCGAACTTGTCCCATTGGGCAGTTACTTGGTTACGCCGGAAAACCGCCACGGCTTGTGATAAGTCCCCCGCAATCATTGGGAACGTCCCGTCCGCATTGTTAGCCAGTAACTTGTCACTAATCATGACGACTGGCGCCCCTAACAAGGTAAAGCCACTTGGTGCCGTTGGGTTCGGTTGTAATAAGTAACGCCCCTCGGAATCTTTCAAGGTATCAAGGTAGTTGAACCCGGATTGGTTCACTAGCCACATCTTGCTCAAAGCGGGATCTAACGTCACGTTGAAAATCTTTTTAAGATCATCAATACTGGTGGCCGTTGCCTTAGCAAAGTTACTACCCGTTAACAGTCCCATGATCTGCGTGTTGTCCGTGTTATCAACCAATTGTTGTAATTGGGTTTTAACTTCGCTGACAATATCAACTTCGGCGTCTTCGACCACTTCATTAGATAAGGCAATCTTACCAGCACGGGTCTTCACATCAAACGGCACTTCCGTAAACATGTTCGCGTCAATGTCGGCAATGTCCGCTAGTTCGTCCTTAGTAGCCAGTACTGCAGATTGTTGGCTGGTGGCAATTGGATAAGTCCCGGAACCACTAGAAACTTGCTTAACCGTTGCATATTGGGCAAGGTTGTACTTAGATTGCTTTAATTGGAAAACGGGGGTAATCAGTTCCTTAGGAATAACGGCACTGGCACCGTCAGTCTTTAAACCGTCCCGTGTTTCCCCGTGTGTCCGTACATATTGCTCAAAGGCGGGAATACCGGTTTTGTTTTCATTGCCATTAGGATCAATAATTGTTTGTTTTGCCATGTTGTCAGGCTCCTTTTCTTGGTTAATAAATTTTTCGTAACTGCGAGTATCAACTTGCACATTGGTATCGTCATAAGCGGGAACAGCTACCACTGACACATCGAACAAACTCTTAACTTGATTAATGGTGCGCGTGATATTACCGCCATCATCTTTAGTCCATTCGTCGGTGTCGTCGTCACTATCAAAGCCAAATGAGCAGGAATCAACGTTTCCACTTTGAACTTCTTCGTAGACGTCATTAGCAAACGACGTATTCGGCAACTGTGCGGTGAAATGTAGCCCCTTGTCGTCCGTTTCTAGCGTTAATGTGCCCGCCTTAACACTGGCTAACACTTGAGTGTAGTCGTGGTTATTGAGCATAAGAACGTTCGATAAATCGACACCATCAAGGGCCTTGGGGGTTACAATCTCGGTGAAACCGCCTAAATCTTTGCTTGGTGAGTTCCATACAATTGCGTAACCACTAATTGTTTTGCCCTTAGATGTCTGTGAGACTTTAGATTGCGGGTCTGCTGAATTTTCAGCTGGCCCGTCTTCGGGTGTTTCTGACTGCGGCATTTGTGCTCGCAATTCGGCGTCAATCGTTAACCGTCGGTCTTGTTTCATGAATTAGTCACTCCATTCTTTTGTAAGTTTAAGAAAATATTGCCATCGTCAGTTGGTGGCAAGCCAATCTTGGCCCGAGCTTCGTTACGGCTCATAATGCCGCCAGTGAAACCAGCCACCGCTTGGGCTTGTTGCGTTTGCGGATCAAGGCTCAATAGCTTGTCCGTATTAAACGTAAAGTCATGACCAAACTTGAACGACAGCTCGCTGGTAAAGCTATCAAAGTAATGTTGCAACGTACCTTGAAGATACTGCACGCCACTTTGCTCCTGGTTAGAATGATCGTTCTCAACCCCTAAGCGCTCCGGTGGTAAGCCAAAGGCTTTAGCAATTTGTCGGGTCGTCCAGTCATTCGAATTGACCAGCTTTAATACATCGGTATTTAAGGCTAAGTTGCTAATGTCCATCGTATCGTCAGTCACAATCGTGTTGATTGCGTTGTCACCCGTATTGGCTTCATCAAACTGGTTGCGAATATTGCCCTTAGCTTCCGGCCCTAAATCAGATTGATGGACTTTAATAATCGTAGTGCCGTGCACACCAGCAGTAAAAAAGCCGGTTAGCAATTTATTGCCGGCCGACTGAATCTGGCGTTCATCTTTGAGGGCATATAGGGGACTAATTCCAGATACACCGTCTTTGGTGAAATATTTAAAATGTAAAATGTTGTTAGGCGCGATCTGACGACTGTTACCGCCAATCGGGGTATAGGTGTAGGTCAACGCCCCACTGACGTCATCTTGTTCAACCGTCAATTGGTTATTGGCAATCAATTTCAACGTATGATTAGGCAAAATTTCAGCAAAACTATTGCCATTGAGTAACAGATTAGCCGCCAACGCATATTTAAAATGGTACCCGTCCATCTGACTATTGGGGGTCTGATTAATCATCGTATTAAAGATTGCTGTATCGCACATAATCGGATTGCTGGCAATATCGCTCGCAATAATATTAATCGCCGCGTAAATGTCACTATTACGCAACACCGCCGCACTCACAAACGTATACGGGTCGTTACTTGATAAACTAACCAAGGCGTCGGCCACCGGATCATGCGTGCCGCTGGTGGTACTGCTTTTAACGAAGAAACTCATTTAATCACCTCTTTGCTTTTCATAATTAATTAGCAAGGCCAACAGAATCATGGCTATACCAGCCAATATTAACCCCGCTTGCCAACTGATCCAGCAGCCAAAACCAATCACTAAGCAGATTAAACCAATCACCAACAAGATCGTTTGTACATAATCAGAACAAATCTGCCGCAGTCGCTGTTTTGTAGTAATCTTCTGCATGCTGTTGATCCTCACTTTCTTGGTAATAGTCCATACCAGCCACAAACGCGTTAATCAACGCCGCAATCGGGTCAATCCGGTTACTGTTGCGGGCTTTATCTAGTTGCCAACCATTGTTTAGCACTTTCAAGATGGCGTTATTGACCGCATAAGCGAGAATCTTATTGCCGTTATGTTTAATCTTGTCATCGTAAAGCTGATCACGAAAATTGCGGGTTGGAATATTCAAAGTCTTGGTGCCTTGTCGCACTTCAAACAGTGGGTAGCTTAATTTCTCGAATTTTGTAATTAACGTTTGCGCGTTATACGGGTCATAAGCGACAGCTTTCACTTTCCAGTTGTATTTCCCGACCAGTTTTTGTACAAAATCAAATAGATCGTCATAATCAATAATGCCACTATCTAATCGAGTAATACTACACTCACCCGCCCGCTCCATTGACCGGTAATCAATCCCATCACGTTTAATCTTAGAATCAAGGCCGTACTTAGTGCCCACAAACGAATGACTATCACAATAAAACTGACCATTGCCAATTGGTATCAACCAACTAACCGCGGTCAAGTCATTACTTTTTGATAAATCAATGCCAATATAGGCGTCACGATTATGTAAGTCTGGTACCTTGGCCAATTTACCAGCGGCCCAATCGTCGGCTGAAATATAACTGTCTTCGCTGGCTTGTAACCACATGTTGAAGTTCTTAACCAGTATTGGAATGAGATTATTTTGTTTAATGGCAAGGTCAACGTCAGCCTGAATCTTTTCCGTCATGCGTTGTTTAACGTGTGGTTCACTGAATAACGGGTTGGCCTTAATCCAATTGGCTTGATCGTATACTTCTTCGCGGTCGTCTAGTTCCCAAATTGCCACAAAGTAGCGATCAGCTTCAATCTTCCCCTTTAAAACGTCCGTCAACATCTCATATTCGGCGTGCATGGGGACGTTTAGGTTAAGCCCCGAAGTGGAAACCACCGCTAGCAATGAATTATCTTCTTGCGCCTGACCTGACTTTAAGACGTTGTATATCTTGCGGTCTTTGGCCTCATGAAATTCATCTAAAATAACGGTAGTCCCAGCATAACCATCAAGCGTACTGGTATCACTGGCAAGGGCCAAGGCTTGCGAATCAGTTTCTAAGTCAGTAATGGCTTGTTTCTGTACCTTAATCCGTTGCCGCATGTACTTCGATTGCTTGCGGACTTGCCGTAACCCACTTGAAAGCATGTCATAGCCCAATTTAGCTTGTTTAAGGGCGTTGCTGACGAATAATACTTGTCGGTTGCGGGCGGGCTGACGTTCTCTTAAAAGACCATTAGCGGCCATGCCAGAAGCCAGATAGGTTTTACCGTTCTTCCGGGCCATACTAATAAACGCACGATCATAACGCCGGTTGCCAGTTGCTTTCTCACGCCAGCCATACAGCTCACTAATAATCCATTTTTGAAATGGTTGCATGGTGAGTTGGCTACCGTCAGTCTTAGGCATTAATTCGATAAATTTGACCGCCTGTGCCGCTTCGTCTTCGTCATAGTAGAATGGAAAGCTGTCGTTCTTAGAACGGCTTAAATCGCGTTTAAATCGCTCACACGCCCACTTAATCTTTTGACCAGCCAATACTTGACCCGATAATACTTGGTCAGCATATTCAATCATGATAACATCGCCTCGAAAGTATCTTCGGGTGTCTCATCTTTTTGCTTGTTTAATTCCATACGGGCCCGACTCGATAGCGACATGCCTAAATCATTGGCTAAGGCTTTTAAATCTTTCATCGCTTGCGACTGCAAAGCCACGTACGGGTTCGGCTTACGTACACCAGTCTCTTGATTAGTTTGTACCAGCCCATTCTTACGAATATCATTCTCACAAGTCTGTACCGTTGCATAAGCGCGGCAATAACTGGCTAACATGGCCCGGTCAAGTTCACTAATTGGGGTATTGGCCTTTAAATAAGGCGCTACCCGTTGCCATTCAGTCAAAGCACGGTCATGTAACCAATCAGGGGGCGTTAAATCAAGCACCGGATAATCAAATAACGCTTTTTCAGCGTCCTTACGTTGATCACGCTCATCATTGGTTAAATGTTTTTTCATACTAGCTAAGGCTTTTACTTTTCGGCTCATTCGGAGCACTCCTTTCGTTTAAATTTACGTACCAAAAAGCCCCCACGGGTTAGACCATAGCGGCTGATTGATACATATATCCAGAATTCGTTTATTATACCTATATTATCGCACATATCTCTAAAAAGTGCAATTAATAACATGTATATATTTACATGTTACCCCCTGACTGACTATTTGTTTAAATTTCGCATTATTAGTAGGGATATTTCACAATCCAGCAAAATCAGCAAAAAATCAAAGCTCAAAAGGGACTTTTATAAACGGAAAAGTCCGTCTGTCGCTCATTTTGGGTCGACCATAGCCCCCCCCATATCAACGTTTCTCGGCTGTCATGCTATTTTGAATTAGTCTCGTGGCGCAAAATTCCGCCGCCAACTTGCATTGTTCACTTGGCCGAATTTTCGACGCAGTCAATTGCCACTTTCGACAACGTAGACGCAAAATGCGGGTTGGTTAGGTCAGCGGAAAACTCCGCTTAGTATCTCGGCTGAAAGTTCAGCGCAGTATTGCGCAGATCTACTACTGTGGAAACACCTTTCAATATTAATCTTGAATTGTGGGTATAAAATTTAGACCTACAAATTGTTTTCTCGCTTTCACGTGATATAATTAAATTAACTGTCAGGTTAATTATCATAGATGTCATCGGTCACCTTAACGGGCGGCCTTTTGTTTACCTATCTAAGTTAAGCTTAGGTAGCACAAGCAACCTGTCACGTCATCTTAGCGAGTCAGCTAGTGCACCAAGTTAGTACGTTATCTAAGGTCGTAACTTGCGACCGCAGATACTAAAAAGCGCCGCACCTTTCAGCACGACACTCATTGATTATTTAGTTTGTTGTTTTCGTTGTTTTCGTTGTTCTCTAACCAATCCCGTTTTTCGGTTATGGTGTCGGTAGCACAATGGTTGTAGGTTACTTTCATCTAAGCGACGTGACCAATCGTCTTTGATTTCGATAACGTGATCGACCACATCGGCTTTACGGATCACCCCGTCTTGATAGCACTGCACGCACACCGGATTACTTTCAAGAAATCTTCTTGACAGCTTGCGCCATGCTGACGACTTGTAGAACTGTTGGTACTTACTCTCATCTGAATCGTACATGCGTTTGTGATACCGCCACTTGTTAGTTGCCTTGCGGTGCTTCTCGCAGTAGCGTGTGTCATAGGCAACCAGCGTCCGACAACCTGGGTGCTCACATTGCTTCATTGGCTTAGCCATGACCGTTGACCTTGGTAAGCGTGACCACGTCATAGGCATTCAGTTCGCTATCAGAACTGACGCCAGCAACCTTATACGTAACCCCATCTAGTATTGCTTCCAAGGTCGTTGTGATCCGATCGTCATGGCGCACCACAATTAGCTGGTTAGTTGTCGCAGTCGTACCAGTAAGGCTAATCGTGTTACTGATGGTCAACGTATACTCACCACACCAGACAGTGAACAGTGGCACGAATTGTTGCTTGGTTGTGCCGTTTATTGGATTTTCAACTGACTTGACGGTGCCAAACTGTACCCGCTTATTTAGGCGGCTTAGATTATAGTTCTTCATCGTCATCACCAGCCCTATAAACCAATGCTTCACAATAGATCATTTTCGAATCGCTCACTTTGATAAAATCAATGCTAGTGCCTATCAACTCATCATCAATATCTTGTGCTTTGTCAACTTCCCGAACTCTTGAAAAAAGTTCATCAACATTATCAGCATGTACCATCTTAATCTTCATTAGTTTAAACTCCTTTTATTCTCTAAAATATTGCTTCTTAACTACATCAACAACATAATGACTTGCCAACAGGTCATAGTAATAGTAGTTATATGTTTCCCTGCTCATAATCATTACTAGTGAAGACTGGCCGGGATAATACCAATCTACTTTGCTATCAAATATCACGCCCACTAAATCAAGTGACAAGACGTGCTCCGCTATTTTGCTATGAACGCTATCGGCCGGCCCATAATCATGAGCAATTGCAACAATTCGTGTAGTTCCACTTACCTTTTGCAATTCGGCATGATCTAACCAATCCCCAAGGTAAGGTGGTGTATCATACTTATTGCCCGCATTGTATGAACGATCACCTGCTAGTAGTTTTTCAAGACTATGTGGGCGTTCATACACGGCACATTTGTCAAACTTAAATACGTCTTCAAACTTTTTGAGATTTTCTGAACTGCTATATTTTGTGTCTCTCAATAATTGCATTTCTTGCCATTTCATACGTATTTCCTCCTAGAACTGGAAATGTTTTTTTTAACGTGGTCCACGTGGTCCGGTGGTCCAAACGCTGATATATCAACGCTTTAAAGACCCCTTGACGTGGTCCATATGGTGGTCCAACGTGGTCCACTTGGTAAATTTCTGATTAAACTTCGCGCATATACCCATGTAGACGTTGGCCATTCATTCTAATTCGTTGACTTTTCCAACCGTCCATATTGTCCATTAACAACTTGATTCGCTTAGCTTCCGAGTTTGTTCGCCCGGTTAAATAACGATCAACTGTTTTATGGAAGACAACTTCCATAATTTCCCGAGTTGTTGTTTGATTGAGTAGTTTCCGTTCATTACTAACTTGATCTTGTAACCACTTAGATTGCTGACCGTAGTCACTAACATAGCTTTGTTTTAAGCTGATACTCATATTTTCCCAGTCTGTGGGAACTTCCATTGCTAAAAACGCTTCGATGGCATCTCGCATAGGGTCGACAGCTTCCGCAGCCATCTGATACGCCTTAGCCTCTTTCACGGTGGCCTGATCCAGATATAGCAGTTCGCCATTTCTAAACCAATACGCGGCCTCCGCCAATACTTGAAGTATATAATTCTCGTCCGGGTGCCATACATCTAGCTTAGCCTTGTTGACCCCACATTTAATTGGATAGAAGCGCCGTTCACCGGTCGCGTCCTTTAAATAGTCGGTTTGGTTAGTTGTGCCAATAAATACGCATTTACGCGGGTGTGGCAACGCATAGCGGCCGTAACTATTCCGATATGTGTCGGATTGTGCACTAATAAAATTTTTAATTCCCTCAACGTCCGTTTTTTTCATGGCGGAAAGCTCGGCAACTTCAATAATCCAACTACCTTGCAACTGTTGATAATCGTCTTTCTGTTTACCCATTCCTTTCAACGAATCATTGAATTTATCCGGGTATAGATTCTTACCAGCCGTACTCTTACCAAGTCCTTGGCTTCCCTCTAAGATAGGAACAATTTCAAACTTAACCCCGGGAACATAGGCCCGGGCAATAAGACCAGTTAGCCATTTCTTAGTGATGGTGCGGGTGTAGTGATTATCTTCGGCACCTAAGTAATCAATGAAATAACGTTCAGCCCGTGGCTGGCCGTCCCATTCTACCGCTTCAATACGAGCCTTAACCGGATTGATCGTCTTGTGGCGTGCCTCTGTAACTACCGCGTCGGTAATGTTTTCCTTGCTGAATAACAAGTTGTAATGATCTTCAATATAGCTTCTCAATAACGTGTCATCACTATCATTCCAAAAACCTTTTTTGAACAGTGAATTTTCTGCTTGTGGTGTTTTGACAATTTGTTCCGAGAACTCGTCAAAGACAACTAGTCCTTTCAACATTTCGTCATGTTCCATAATTAAACGGATATTGTAAAGAGACTGTGTTTTGACCCCATCGTCCGAATTTTTTTTGAAATCATTCTGCCAATCAGCGTCACGTTGCATTTTGATAACATTATTGGCCGCTTCTCGGGTCTCTGCTGGTAAATCCATTGCTTTGCCCATTAATGAACCCCCTTACTCTCTCGTTTTAAAATGGATTGAAAAATCACATTAACTTCCTTGCTTGGTAGTGCCGGATCAACGAACGAATCATTGATCACTGACAGCATGTTATAGACTGTCTTGGGATCAGCACCGACGCCAAACATACGACCGGCAATTTTAGTTAACCAAGCATTGCGATTACCTTGTGTTGTCCCGGTTACCATTTCATCTAACAAGCGACCGGTATACTTCTTTTGGCGTGTGGTATAGGCGCGTTCTGACGGCCAGTTCACTTTTTGGCCCGCCAACTTATCGACTAGCCATCGAGGAGCCGGCTTAATATCAGCCAAGGTTCGGCCACCTAAGGGTGCATACGGTTTGCCGTTAATCTCACTTGGGGCAATCACCGTGAAGTCACTTAGCAAGTCAATTCCGGGCCAAACGTCAATCTTGCGTAACTTAGCCCCCGCGTATTTCAAAAAGTAATGGACGCCGCCGTTAGCCGTCCGCTCAATGTAGGTATCGTTCGGCAATGTCAGCCCTTGCTTAAATAGTTGTACCAAGCTAGTCCGGCCGTTTTTAGTTGGATCGTGCATATCAATGTCAACAACTAATAAATCCGATAAATCTAGGCGCAAGCCTAAGTTGTAATTCGGGTGCTTCTTGAACCATGCGAGGATGATATTCTGATCACTAGTTGCGGCTTGATAGCCGGCCACCCCTTTAGGTGGCTTCTTCGTATTCTCAATTAGTGGATAAACCGCATAGCCTTGTTGGGCCAGCTCAATGGCTTTATCGAGCGTTGTGAAATCTTTCATTGTTCAGCACCGCCAAACGTATTAAGATCATCAATATCTGTATAGTGATTTTCTGCATATTGCTTTATGACAGTGATTAGTCCACTCAATTTTTCGGAATAATCTATATTGTTACTAACGAAGTGTACATAGACAAAATCATCTAAAGCATCTATTGAAGTTACGAGTGATCCAGCCTCAAACGCTAGTTCATCTAAATCTTTAGTTTTCTTCATTACAAATTCCCTTCATATAACCGTGTTAACGTGTTAAAATAAGGGAAAGCATATTTTGGATTATTTCCCTTAGACCTACTACTCGACAAAGTAAAGTAGGTCTTTTTTGTATGCTTTCCCATGCGACTGATCTCACATTCCAAAATACCGACGTGGGTTTTTGATTAACTTAGCCACCACGTTGCCGACAAACGACACAATCATAAACTTGATCACCCATAAGATTGCTGTTGCTATCATGAAATCACCTCCTTAAATCTATTCTGCCCCGCTCAAGACATTAAATTTTGTGTGCTTCTAAGAACTCGTTTGCGTCATCTTGATCAATTCGCTTAACACTGCCTACCTGTGTAACTTTAAGCCCCTCTTTAATGTACGAATATAACGTGTTATACGATCCTATATTGAAAAACTTCAACGCTTGCTTGTAATTCATTTGTTTTGGTAGTTCAGTTTGCATTATTATACGCCTCCTTTTTCGATTAAATGACGTCATTTAATCGTCATACAATAATCACAGTTTATCTTGCTTTTGTTTAATTGTCAATTAATTTGCGCAAATTTTTCGTCAATGATAAAATGTTAGCTAAAGGAAGTGATTATATGGCAAGGCTGTCAGAACAACAAAAAAGAGCTATTGGCAAAAGAATTAAAAAGATACGTCAGAAATTGCAACTTGATCAAGCGGAATTTGGCAAAAAAATTTCTCCGCAGGCTTCAGCTAGTAATGTGTCCCGTTGGGAACGAGGTCTCAATACACCAGATAAAAACAGACTTAAATCTATTGCAAAAATGGGCAACACATCCATTGAATTTTTAAAACACGGTTTAAATAGTGAAGCTTTGCATTCATTAAATAAGGTCTACGATAACTTAAAATTTCAAACAACAGATGTACTTTCAGAAATGACTTTTGATGAATTAAAGGGGCTAGATTTAGGAAATTTATCTAATTTAGAAACCTTAATGCTTGGCAATTTTATTACCACTTTTAATGCACTTAAAAACATTAAAAATGCAGAAGAGAGGGAAAAAGCAGAAGATGCCTTTAATAGTGCTTTAATAGAATTAGATAATATTTCAGGCACTGAGGGCGACCCGATTTTTGACTTTAATAAACAATTTATGGAAACTTCTAATGCCTTGAATTCTGTAATCTATCAACTATTAGATTACAGGCAAACCATTCAAGACAGAGAAACATTGTAATTTGTTCTGTTTATTTTTTGTCTCTACATAACACTGCCCCGCTCAAGGTACGTTATGGAGGAAATTATAAATGGCAACAATCAAGAAATATCAAGACAAGGACGGGAATACCCGTTATCAGTTTCAAGTTTATTTAGGTGTTGATCCTCAAACTGGTAAAAAGAAATCAACCCGGCGTCGGGGCTTTAAATCAAAAAGCGCTGCTCGTATTGCTTTATCCAGAATTGAAGTAGAGTTACAGCAAGAACCGGTTTTACCAGTTGATAACAATATTCTTTTCGTTGACGTTTATCACGAATGGTACGACCAGTATATTAATACCGTTCGTGAAAGCACTTGGGCACGGACTGCTGGCATGTTCGATAATCACATCTTGCCGTTGTTTGGTAACAAGCGGTTACGAACCATCACCGTCAACCAGTGCCAACGTGCTGTTAATCTATGGTTTAAAGAAGTCACGTACAATTACAAGCGTTGGTACAATTATCTGGTAGCAGTCTTTGAATACGGCTTAAAACACGGCTATATCACACATAATCCAGCTAGAATGATTACAATGCCGGTCAAGCCTGATAGTTGGGGTGATAAGCCCGATAACTTCTGGGATCGCGATCAACTAAAGACGTTCTTCAAGTGCATTGACCAGCAAAAAGAGCCCGAAAAGTATTGTCTCTTCCGGGTACTAGCGTTTGCAGGCGTACGACGCGGCGAGTGTTTAGCCCTGACATGGCAAGATATTGACTTTGTCCATAAGACCTTGCGGGTTAATAAAACACTTACCCAAGGGAAACGCGGCAAGCAGATTATTCAAGCCCCTAAGACAAAAAAGGGCCGCCGCACTGTCAGCTTAGACAATACGACGGTAGAAATATTACAACGCTGGCATAAACAGCAACGTGAGTATTATTTGTTTTTAGGTTTTAATACGTTACAGCCGGATCAGTTAGTTTTTGCTAACACTAAGAACGGTTTTAAATCGCTTAATACTCCGGGTAAGTGGTTAAAGCGGATCATCACTGATTACCACCTAACCCCTAGTATTACCGTACATGGCTTTCGACACAGTCACGCCTCCGCTCTGTTTGCCGCTGGTGCCACCATTAAAGAAGTACAAACCCGATTAGGCCATGAGGACGTTGCAACAACCTTAAATGTTTACACACACGTCACTAAGGGCCAAAATCAACAGGCGGCCAATAAGTTAGCCAATTATTTAGGCTTTTAAACTTGGCATATTCAGGCACTTTTTACCAAGTGGACCACGTTGGACCACCATATGGACCACGTCAGGGGGTCTTTAAAACGTTGATATATCAACGTTTGGACCACGGGACCACGTGGACCACGTTAAAATGAAAATTTCCAGTTCTAACAGGAAACTGGGTTATTTTAACACTTCATAGTAAAAGTAAGCCAATTGGTAAGCCAAAGGTAAAAAGTCTCACGTGAAACACCGCATAAGCACTGGTTTAATAGCGTTTATGTTTCAGTTGGGTTCAAACCCCTGACTGCCCATCATATAACCACACTAATCAGTTTCCACGCCGTGATAATCCACCGTGAAAGCTGATTTTTTTATACGCTCAAAAAGTGAAAGGACTGATCGCAGCCTTACAGCCGCGCCAGTCCTTTTTTGATATCAGCATCAATAATAACCATGCTGGGTTTACTTTTCAATGTGAAAATAGCCTTCAGGTGCCTCACTCGGCTTAGCCTGGTGCCAATGTTGGTTACTGCTTCCGTACTTGGTCGGTTGCGCATCGGGGTCCATCGCAACAAAGCGCCGCCCCACGGCATCCATAAAAATCACGACCCGCTGATACTCACGCGCGGGCGTGACCAACGTACAATTCTCGTGCTTAATGCCATAAACATCTACAAAATCCATCCTGACCACTTAGCTTTCTTGTTTGTCTGACGGACATCACCAACTGAAAAACCGAACCGTTAACATCAACGGTTCGGCACACTGCTAACTATTGAGGTCGAACGTTCGTCGCTTGCGGACCACGATCACCTTGTTCTTCATCATAGGTTACTTTTTGACCTTCGTCTAAGGTCTTGAAACCATCCGTTTGGATCGCTGAGAAATGAACGAAGACATCCGTACCGTCTTCACCCGTAATAAAACCAAATCCTTTATCCGCGTTGAACCATTTTACCGTACCATTTTTCAT